TCATCAAAAAGAACGCAAGGGGATGACAATGCAACGATTTGAGGTTTACGGGCACGACGTAGAAACCGTGCAAGAGGATGCCGGTAGTTGGTACAGGGCTGAGGACGTTGCTGCGCATGTTGACGAATTGAACGCTGAGATTGAATCGCTCAAGGCTCAGTTGGAGTGCCGCGTGGAAATCAGCGGCAACGTTCCGGAACTCACGCCGCTTGCTGAAAATGAGGCTGCTCAAAAGTTGTTGGCTCGCCCGACTCGATGGGCAATACCAAACCCGCCAAGCCACGAAGAAAGCTATCAGAACAACCTGACTCAAGCGTTGCTAGAACGCAACACCCTGCGTGATGTGCTGGCCCTCTTGGCGCCTGACCTCAAAGCGATGGCAATCCTGTACGCGCAGAAAGGGGACCACACGAGGTCGCAGGCACTGGCCAACATTTGCAAATCTGTAGGGGCGCTGTGATGGCCAAGACACTTGCAGATGCGCTTGAGGAAATTCGTCAATTGGGCATTAGGGTTGGCGGCCATGCAGCAGTTCTCGAAAGGATGAAAAAGAAAAATGCAGCGCTGATCGCACGCAACTCACGTCTTGTTGGCCAGCGTGAACACGCAAGAGCTGATGCCCAGCAGATGCAATCGCTGCTTATAAAGGTGCGTGATTCTGGCGACTGGTTTATGTCGGCTCTTGAGTTCCATGCCTGCACCGCAGCAGACGGTGAGGAATTGTTGAAAGAGATTGAAGCGCGGGTAGGCCCGAGGGTGCTGCGATGAGTAAGCTATTAGATGCGGCTATCGCAATCACCAACTACTGCGAGCTTGCTGACGTTGAGCGCGGTGGTCCTGCAAACGAAACGTACGTGCAGCCGCAGACCGGTAGCACCGAAGACAACAGCACGTTCATCCCGGTCAAGCTGCTCAACGCACTGCGCGAAGCCGCCAAGGAATCGCCGTACTATAAAGACCCTGCTAAAGAGCGCCGCGACCGTGAAATGATTGAGGCGTATATGTGGGCTAAATCGCCTGGTCAGGGGTCCCTATAAATGAACAACAACCGCAGTGGTACAAGCGAGCTGCATATGAGCGTTCGCAAATTCCGCGCCAAGATTCACGAGGCTTATAAAGCTGGTGTGCTTGCAGCTCGTGCGAACCCAACAGGGTTTGAAATGGATGAGGACGCGGTGCGCCGTGAGTACGTCAACCAAGCTGTCAAAGATTTGAATTGGAGATAGTCATGAGCCTGTTGCCGATTTTTGAAGCGTACGTTGCAGGACTGAAAACAGAACCTAAAAACCTGTGCAGGTCTTGCGGCACCAACCTTGATTTCAACCAGTGCTTTTGCAACTCAACAACCACCCAGCCCATCCAAGCCAACAGCGTGGCAATCACAAAGGACGCTGACGGCTCACAACGTCTTGTCGTCTCAATGGCCTGCGAACTCGGTGAGCACTGCCGGTGCAAGAGCTTTGATGTTGCGTGCAAAGCGGACTGTTGGAACTGGATAGGGAAGGTGACGGTGTGAAGCGCGAGCGCCGCGATGTACTAAAAGACATGGCCCGTCGATACGCTCAAGGTGTGATTGAAAACCTTGAGCTGATATGGCGTTTCGAAGACGTCACTCAAGAAGAAATGCAGATCATGCAAAACGAGGTTGATGCAATCGCAAAGCGCATCGGCAAAATTCGAAAGTTTGTTGATGTTGGTGAGTGATGGATTGGAAGAACCCCGATTACCGGGGCATCCTGCAAGAGCGGCTAGACAACCTAGCCGCTATCCGCAAGAAGCCTGAAATCATCCCCGCGCTGAAATTCCACTACCGCGAGAACCCTGCCGACTTTGTGAACGATTGGGGCGTTACTTACGACCCACGGTTGATTGAGCGCGGCTTGTCACCCATCGTTCCAATGATCCTGTTTCCCAAGCAGACCGATTTTATAGCCTGGGTGCTTGAGCGTTGGCGTGCTGGTGAGTCTGCGGTTGCGCCAAAGTCTCGGGACATGGGGCTGTCGGTGGTCTGCCAGCAGCTCGCAGCCACGCTGTGCCTTTTCCGCAACAACATGAACATTGGGTTTGGGTCGCGTAAGGAAGACTTGGTAGACAAGGTGGGCGACCCTGACACCCTGTTCTATAAAGGGCGCATGTTTCTTGACCATCTACCCGAAGAGTTCCGGGGCGGCTTCAACTCGGCCAACAAGGATCACAGCAGCCACCTCAAAATATTCATCCCCGAAACCCAATCAATCATCAAGGGTGAGGCTGGCGACAACATTGGGCGGGGCGGTCGTACCGCGCTGTACTTTGACGATGAATCAGCCTTCCAGCCTCGCCCGCAACTGATCGACGCTGCACTGTCAGCAACGACCAACTGCCGGATATCTGTTAGCTCGGTCAACGGTCGCGACAACCCGTTCGCTGACAAGGTGCACAGTTGGCCAGAACACCGGGTCTTCACGTTCCACTGGCGCGACGATCCTCGCAAGGATGACGCGTGGTACAAGAAGAAGTGCGAGGACATCGACAACCCAATAATCATCGCTCAAGAAATTGACTTGAATTTCAGCGCTTCGAAATCTGGCATCCTCATTCCAAGCGAGTGGGTGCAGGCTGCGATTGACGCGCATGTCAAACTTGGATTCGCTGCGAGCGGTGAGCGCCGGGGTGCGCTTGACGTTGCTGACGAAGGTATAGACTTGAACTGCTGGGGTTGCCGCCATGGCGTGGTCATGGAATTCGTTGAAGCATGGTCGGGCAAAGGTTCTGATACGTTCGCCACGACGGCATACGCTTTTAAGCTTGCCGACGACAACGGTATAGATGATTGGGACTTTGACAGTGACGGCCTGGGTGTTGGTGTTCGAGGTGACGCCAGGGTTCTCAACGAGAAGCGCGCCAAGGATAAGCAGAAGGTGAACCCATTCCGTGGGTCGGGCGCGGTGATCGAAAAGGACAAAGAGGTTTTCAAAGGTGAGCATGGCCGCAAGGGCCGTACCAACGAGGACTTTTTTGCGAACCGTAAAGCGCAAGAATGGTGGCGCCTGATGGAACGCTTCAAGATGACCTATCGTGCCGTCGTCGAGGGGTTGCCGTATGACCCTGCTGAAATCATCAGCTTTGACAGCAAAAAGATAACACCGAAAGCGCTGACTAAAATGACGCAGGAACTCAGCCAACCTACATGGTCGCAAAACGGCAGTGGTAAGATACTGATCGACAAGGCACCGCAGGGCTCACGCTCGCCAAACTATGCGGACCAATGCATGATGCTTTATTCCAAGCGCGCACGCCGCTCAGGCTTCTAAGAGGGTTCACCATGTTCAAACGTTTGTGGCGCAAGTGGTTCGGCTCGGTTGGTGATCCCATCCCGCCCATGGAACCAGAAGCCAAAGCGCCCCGCCGCTCGGGCATGTTCTCGATTGATCAGGCTGAGGGTCTGTTGCCTGATGAGCGTGTGCCACTGCCTGATCGTCTGCGCGCCCTGGTTGGCCTGGCGCCAAAGCCTGCGGTCACTATCGGCCTTGATAACCTCGACAGCAGCGAGGGGGCCAACGGGTTTATCAAGCAGGGTTATGGCGTGGGTATCGATCCAGGCCCCATGCCGGCCATCATTGATTGGTTCCTGAGCCAGACGTTTATCGGTCACCAGTTGGCCGGCATGCTCGCGCAGCACTGGCTGATTGATAAGGGCTGCTTGATCCCAGCCCGTGACGCTGTTCGCCACGGTTTCGACATTCACGCCCCTGATGGCGGTGACCTCGACGCGCCCGATGTGCTAAACATGATGAAACGCCTCGACAAGCGTTTTAAGTTGCACAAGAACATGGTTGAGCTGATCTATAAGGGCAAGATTTTTGGCATCCGCATTGCGTTCTTCCAGATCGAAAGCACTGACCCGATGTTCTATGAACTGCCGTTCAACATCGACAGCGTAACGCCTGGCAGCTACAAAGGGATTGTGCAAGTAGACCCGTATTGGTGCATTCCAGAACTTGACATAGCTGGCAGCACCCGCCCCGACTCAATGCACTTCTACGAGCCGAAGTTTTGGGTGATCAACGGCAAACGCTACCACCGCTCACACCTCATCATTTACCGTGAGGGCGACGTGATCGACATCCTCAAGCCGTCATACCTGTACGGCGGGATTCCGGTTCCTCAAAAGGTTTTCGAACGCGTCTACGCGTCTGAGCGCACAGCCAACGAAGCCCCGCAGCTCGCCCTGACTAAGCGCACGGTGATCCTGCAAACCGCGCTAGAGGAAGGCATCGCGCTCGGTCCTCGCTACGGTCAGCGTCTGGCTGAGCAGGCTGAGCTACAGAACAACTATGCGCGCACCATCGGTGACATTGACGACACGTACACGCAGTTCGATACCAGCCTGGCAGACCTTGACGCTGTGATCATGACCAACTATCAATTGGTCGCGGCGATCCTCAACGTCCCTGGTACTAAGCTGCTGATGACAGCCCCCAAGGGTTTCAACGCGACAGGTGAGTACGACGAGGCCAGTTATCACGAAGAGCTTGAGTCGATCCAAGCGGGCGCCCCGACCGAGCTGGTTGAGCGTCACCACCTGCTAATCATGCACTCGGTCGTACTACCGTACATGCGCAAGAAGGACGTTGCATGGGTGCCGCTAGAAACCGTCATCAGTTGGGCACCGCTCGACAGCCCGACCGCCAAAGAGTACGCAGAAATCAACCTCATCAAAGCGCAGACAGGCCAACAGCTTGTCACGTCCGGGGCCATCGACGGCTACGACGAACGCGACCGCGTGCGCGCTGACAAGGATAGCGGGTACACAGGGATCGCTGAGGCAGCGCGCCCTGATGAGAACCTTGACGGTGTGCCTGACCCTGCCAAGGTCGGTCAGCCCCCAGCGCCTGCACAGCCTGGTTTTGACGCGCTCGACAATGAGCCGCAGTTGATAACCAACCAATTGCGGATAGACCCGCAGATCGTTGAGGCCAAGCGCGGCACCAAGGACTATCAGGTACAGGTGTCCCCGGTCATCATGGACGTTGTGACCGGCAAGCAATACCGCGTGGTCATCGACGGGCATCATTCGCTTGAGGCTGCCAGGTTGGACGGCGTGCCGCCTGAGCTGGTTGAGGGCGGTTACGGTGAGTCGGATTACTTCGACGCTGATAGTGGCTCGCCGCTGTGAAGAAAGTGCGCCTTGTGCGCAGGCCAGCCCCGCTAGGCACTGAGTCTAAGCGGGCGTTGACCCTCAAGCCCTCGGTGTCAGTGGGGGCTGCGTACGCTCGCGAGCTGGAAGCGCTCACCGCCGAAATGCACGCTGAGGTTGCCAAGGCAGTTTTAGCTGAGTATTCAAATACTGCCGCAGCAGACGCTGCCGATGACTTCTGGTCGCGGCTCGCCAAACGCCTGGCTTCCAAGTTCGCAGCGAAAGCAACGCCGTTGGCCACGGGGTTTCTAACTCGCGTGGATCGCAACGCAACCACCAACCTTGAGCGGTCCCTAAAGTCAACGAGCGCTGACATGACGCTCAACATGAAGAACACACCGGGCGTCACCAAGGCTATCAAGTCGCGCATTGCTGACAACGTTGATCTAATTACCCGCATCCCAGCCGAGTTTCTGGACAAGGTGAAGCAGGACGTCAACGATTCGCTGCGCAAGGGTAACGGTCTGGCTGACCTTCAACCCAAGATGGAAGAACGCTATGGGGAGGCTAAGCGACACGCACAGCTCGTGGCTCTCGACCAGACGCGCAAGGCGTACACCGCAATCAACACCGAGCGGATGCGCGCCAACGGGGTCAGCAAGTTTGAGTGGGTGCACAGTGGGGGTAGCCAAGAGCCGCGCCCGTATCACTTGCACACGCCTGCTCAGGGTGGTTTGAATGGCGGGGTATTCGACATCAACGACCCGCCTATTATTGATAAGAAAACCGGCAAGCGTGGATTGCCTGGTGACGATTACAACTGCCGCTGTACAATGCGACCAATAGTTACGTTTGACGATGAGGACGACGAATAATGCCGATGCCTACTCAGCGCATTGAGGACTTCAACGGTTGGTTTGAAGTGCCGCGCAATCCAATCAGCAAGGCCGGCGTATTCCCATACCTGGGCTCGGCGCTTGGCCCCGACATTATCAAAGAAAACAACATTGACCCTGAGAAGGTCTACATGGTGTTGCGTCCACCTGAGGAACTTGCAAAACCTGAGTTCCTGATTAGCTGTTCGCTGCTCCCATGGGTCAATGACCACGCGATGCTTGGTGACGAAGAGTCGGGTTATACGCGCCCTGAGGAAAAGGGGATTGGTGGTGTCACGGGCGAACAAGTTGTGTTTGACGACACTGACGACACCGTGTACTCAAACATCAAATTGTTTTCCGAAGCGCACAAGAACGAAGTTGCAAACGGCAAAACCCCATTGTCTTTGGGTTATCGGTGCGCGTACAAGTGGGCGCCGGGTGAGTACAAAGGCGAGAAGTATGATTTAATACAAGTGAATCTGCGTGGCAACCACTTAGCATCAGTCGATGATGGGCGGATGGGGCCAAGCGTTGCAGTTCTCGACCACAACGACATTAAAGGTGCATCCGCAATGGACGAAATCCAAAAACTCTTGGCCGCATTGGCTGAGGCAATCGCAAAACTTGTACCCGCCAAAGACCCGGCTGATGTTGTGGTTGAGGACGCGGACGTAGCGGCAGACACCACGGCTGCTGATGCTGACGATACTGCCGCTGCTGACGCTGACGTAGCGGCAGACACCACGGCTGCTGATGCTGACGATACTGCCGCTGCTGACGCAGCAGATGATGTTGCTACCGTTGACGCTGACGACACCAAGCCGGTAACCGTCGAAGCGATGGACGCCGCTGTCAACTCCCGTGTATTGGCACAGTTCAAAGCCCTGCAAGCAGGCGAGGCGCTGGCCAAGAAACTGAAACCTCACGTCGGCGTGTTCGATCACTCCA